AGTGTCATTTTAGTATCAAAATAAACTTTCCCCAACCGAACGACCTGGGCGTCCGGCTCTGCTCTATACAGATTGTAATATGAAAATATACAGAAAGTAATTACTGAAAATCCTTGACAAAACAAAATATATCTGTTATCATTATAAATGAAAGGTGTATAAACCTTTCTGTTTATTTGTAAAGGCGGCGGAGAATCAAAACGCATTAGTAAAGGTGGGTGCCACCGGCGAGGAGTCGGCCGCCAAACTGCACCGGGTGGATCCGGGGTGCGACTTCTCCGCCGACCGAATTATGAAGTATTATAGTTTACGAAAATGTTTATCATATAACCGCTATCTAAATATTTTAATTGGCGGCCGAGGTATAGGAAAAACATATCAGTTAAAAAAGTATGTGATCGAACAGTTCCTAAAAAGCAAAAAACAATTCGTGTGGGTTCGGCGATACAAAACAGAAATCAAAGAAGCCACAGACGGTTTTTTTACAAAGCATAAAAATAATTATCCCGGTCACAAGTTTGAGATCAAAGGTAAAGTAGCCTACATAGACGGCGAGCAGGCAGGGCGATTCATCGCCCTGACAAACGCCGATATATTGAAAGGCTCCGATGATTTTTCAGAGGTAACAACAATTGTTGATGACGAGTTCATAATAGATAACAAATCTTCATTTCGGCGCTACCTGCCAAATGAATTGAGAGTTTTTACCGATCTGCAAGAAACAATATTCCGAACCCGTCAAGATGGCAAGGTATTCATGTTGGCAAATGCACTGTCAATGATTAATCCGTACTGTTTAGCGTTCGGAATAAAATTTCACAATAACCCAATATTCAAAAACGATTTAATATACGCAGAAATGCTATCCACTACAAATGAGTTAGCATTCGCAAAAGCCACAACACCACAAAACAAATTAGCAACCAAATACCTGCCGGAATATAACGAGTACGCAAACAATGAATCATTCTTAAACGATGATCATTCACAAATCGAACGAAAACCAAAAGATTCAATCCAACTTTTCAACATTAAAACTAACAACAATATAATATATTTCTTTTTCGCTTCCAGTTCGCAAGCATTATACGCCTGCCATGCAGGTGACCCTAAGACAAATCCATTAACTGTAAACAAAATAGCAGAAAACAATCGCCCGCACGCAGGAGCCGAGATTAAGAAGATAAAATCCTTTGCCGTGGCAGGCAGATTGTTTTTTGAAAGTTTACAGATTAAAAGTGAAGTGGAAAAGATGATATATAATAGAATATGAAAGGAGCAATAACAAATGAGCCTATCCGTCGAGCAAATCAAGGAAATTGTTGATCGTGTTGCAAAAGCGGAAGATGTAACCGAGATCGGCCCCGATCTTGCAACAATCACGGATACCTTTGTGGACTATGCAAGCGAGATTGAACGGCTGACTGCCGATAACGCAAGACTTGTAGACGATAATAACCGCATTCGTGAGATCAACGGCAACCTGATGATGAAAGTGGGCGAAAAACTCGAGGTTGACAAACCCGAGGACAAACCTCCCGCTAATGACGAAAAAACACCTGATGAAGTAATCGAGGAGTTAAAGGAGGAAGAATTTTTCAATGAGTTCTAACAAGAAAATGACCGAAGCGGCAAGAGCGCAAAAGACATTGAATGCAGTTCGATCCATGATGAGCGAATCCGCGCAGAACGATATTCCGGTTCTTGCTGAGGGTGACGACATTAGCAAATTCGCAAACCCGATCTTGAATTATAAGGCGCATACGAATGAATTTATTTCTGTCTTGGTAGATAGAATTATGTTTACCGCGGTGGAAGTAAAGCGCTATTCCAACCGGCTTGCGCGGCTGAAGAAAGGCCGCCCTTATCCGTTGGGCACTGATGTACAGCAGATTTATGAAAACCCTGTCAACCCAATGGGTTACAACGGCGAAAATCTTTCCGGCATTTTGAAACTATACAAAGGCGACACTAAGGTAGCCTATTATAGCAGAAACCGGCAGGATGTGTTCCCGCTGTCTATTAACCGCGAGGAATTGATGGGTGCGTTTGTGTCCTATGAAAAGTTTAACCGCTTTGTTTCCGCAAAAATTAACTCTGTTTTCTCCGGAAATGAAATTCGCGAGTTCAATCTGTTCAAGCAGGCTATCGTTGACGCATACGCAAACAATGTTGTCCTTGGCCGTAAATTGGCAATGCCCGCCACGAAAGACGAAGCGGAAAGAATGGTGGCTACCATTCGCGAAACTGCAATGAACATGACTTTTCCCTCCACTGCCTACAACAATTACATCAACCAGCCCGGCGCAGTCGGTGAACCAGTGGAAACCTGGGCTGACGCTGACCGAATTGTAATTATCATTCGTTCGGATTTAATCAATACCCTTGGCGTTAAAGTTCTTGCCATGGCCTTTAACATGGCGGAAGCCGATTTCCGTAATAATCTTATTGTAGTTGATTCTTTTGACTATGATAATTACGATTTGGAGAACAGAAAGCGCACCGGGAAAACACTGTCCGATATTGGTTTTGTTATCTGTGATGAAGCGCTGTTCCAAGTTTATGACAATATTCAAACCGCGGCGGAAGATTTCATTGGCTCGTCCTTGACTTGGCAATATTTCTTCCATGTTTGGCAGATTTACGGTATTTGTCCCTTTGCAAATGCAATGGTTTTTGAAGTGCCGAAAGCGGACGCATTGCAGGATTTGACAATCACCGACTTTCATAATCCAAGCGGTGAAAACTTTGTTGAACTGAAAGCGGCAGACGCTACGCAGACGGTTGACTATGCAACAATCCCCACCGATTACAAGGTGAATAACATGCGCCTTGAATTTGAGCAAGTGCTTGAAAGTGCGGCAAAAGATAAAATCACCGCTGAAACCTTGGCCGATTATGTGACGATCACCTTTGATCCAATCGCAAAGACAATCACTTTCACCGGTCATTCAACTGCCGACACAACGCATACGGCAACGGTTCTTTGCAATATTATTGCCGACGGTGTAGCAACACCGGTTGCGGTTGTTGTAAATTTTACGATTTAACCGTCATGTTGGAATATAAAAAATTCAATCATGATGGATCGCTTGAATTTGATTGTCCTGCCGCCGGTGATTATGGCGTAAACTTTATTGAAACCCCGCCCGAAACAGAAGCAACCGACACAAGAACAGTTCCGGTTTTCTCGTCCGAAACATACGGAAAGACGGAAAATGTAAATGGGTTGTTACAACTTGTTGATGTTGCTTACGATGATGTTGAAGCTGGCGAAACAAAATCGTTAGGTTATGCGGCATTGCTAACGGTGAGCGCCAATGAATGGATAAACCGAGGTTTTTATGATTTGGAGGTTTCTATTACCGGCGAAAACAAGGATCAATTCAAGGTAACAGTAAAATCAACCTATCTTCACGGTGTTGCTGGATTTCTTGATTTACCGCTTATTTGCACATATTGTTTATTTGTATATGACAATAAGGCAAATGTTATCGGCAAGTATGTTTTCAGCATTCGCGTGACGAAAAAACCTAAAAGGAGTAAAGACAATGGCAGTAACACACCCTACAACACAATTGGATCTATTTACAGTGCCATGGGGTAAGCCGGAAGAGTGCCACGCCATTGTTGATTTCCCAACGGCGGCGGCGCAAGTCGCCGCCTTTGATGATTTGGCGGAAAAAGGTGTAAGCGCAACTAAATTCAATTATATCAAAAAGGATCAAGCCTTTAGGATCGAGGGGAATTTTGCGCGCTTTGAAGCATTCAATTATTGCCGCTACCAAAACCGTGATTTTGTAAATCGTCAGGGAAACAAAAAATGGTATTATGCATTCATTGACAGGGTTGAATATATCGCACAAGATGTTGCGATGATTTACATTACAACCGATTACTGGCAAACCTACCAATTCAATATAACTTACTATAAATCACTTATTGCCCGCGCTCATGTGAAAAAAAGTGAGGACACCGTAGGCCGCTGGCTTCAGCCTGAACCGGTGGGAGCGCCTGCCGATTATGAAAAGGAAATTGAAATTTTTTCGGGTGGTGATTCATGGGTTCCTTATTGGTCGATGATTTCCGTATCAAGGCCACCCGGAGCAGGTGAATCCGATTGGGTTTATGGTGGCTACGGTAAGTTGGATTCAATGACCGGCCAATACGCGGGGTTTATTTATGATCATAATGTGATTCAAAAAATAATAGACGCATACGCAGGTACAACGGATCGGCGGCAGGATATTATAGGTTTTCGTTGCGTTCCGTATTGGGTTTATTCAAAGTTAAAAAACAGTGATTGGATTGTACCTATCACTGTTAATGGCGTTGAAATAAACTATTGCAAGGAAAATGTTTCAATGATTTTAGATACAGAAGCAGAAATTGCAGGAAAAACTTTAGCGTGCGGCTATTCCCCGCGAAACAAAAAAATGCTTACTTCCATGTGTCGAGTTTATATTGTTTATAATTATAACGGGTTTAGTCAACCTTTGCGCCCTGAATTTATTAAGGGAAATTCAATCAAAATGAGCGCAGAAATGCGCCCAATAGGTTCTAATGGTTTTAAGCTGAAATTGAAAAATTATTCAAAACCCGCCGAATCTGTTTTTGATGTCCCATACGCTTTTGAAATGCAAATTGGCTACAACGAAAATGGCGGTGTTCAAGGGTCGCTTAACCGTGTTGGTTCAGTTTTGAATGCAGCCGGGGCTGTGGCTGGTGGTGCAGTAAGTCTTGGTGCAAATATTGCAAGTGGCAATGTTGCCGGAGCCATTACTTCCGGGGTTGGTGCTGTTAGTTCTATTTTCAGTGCGTCAAGAGAAATTACAAGCGCCTTTAATTCTAAGGTGACAAGTAAAGGCAATCAAAGTGATACCAATTCTATATCGAGTGAAAACTGTAAATTTAGATTGGTTGACTGTTCACCTTTATACAATGAATGCGGGCCGATTGATGATTTTTTGGATCTTTACGGCTATGCAATTAACGAGTGGGGTAAAATATCCAGCTGGAAAAATACCCGCAGCAAATGGAATTACCTACAGACTGTTGATTGCAATATAAAAGTAAATGCACCTGCACCGGAAGCCGCTTCAATTCGCGGCATGTTTAACGCAGGAGTCACAATTTGGCATTCAATTTCCGATTTTGGAAATTATTCCCTTGACAACAATTAAAAGGAGGAATAATAATGGACAATCCAGCAACCACAAAGCCCTTTGCACTTTATCACAGTCCAGCTACAAACGGCACGTTCGCAGGTCAATTCAATTCAATCTTAACCGCTACACAATTAAATCAAATTTATCAATGCTACTTCATGAACATTGCCGCAACTGTCTTTGAGTGGGAAAATCTGCCGGAAACGGTGGACGCTGATTTTTTAGAATTCGCATTGATTCAAGATGGCAAGGCCGCGTTCTGCAGTGATCGCGACCGGGGGTTCTTAGGACTACGCGCGGCGGATCAATCCGTGTTGAATCTGTACGGTTATCCGGTGAAAATAAACGGGTACGGAATCAACTTCAACCAGGAATACAACGCAGACGATTTTGTTTTAATCAAAAATAATCCGATGTGGACACCAACACTTTTCTATATAAACTATTTTGTTGACAAAATTGCCAAAACGCAACAAATTATTGATATCAATGTAAACGCCCAAAAAACGCCGGTAATTCTAAAAGGTACGGCAAATCAAAAATTAGCACTCGCAAATCTGTTTGCGAAATATGACGGTTCGCAGGGTTATATTTTCATCGACAAAGACAATGATTTCAATGATTGTTTTGACAGTGTAAATACCGGGGCACCGTTGGTGGCTAAGGATTTATACACCTTGCTTGAAAGCTATAAAGCGGAATTTCTTTCATTCCTCGGTGTGAATAATGTGCAAAACGAAAAAGCAGAGCGCCTTATCACCGATGAAGTCAATGCAAATAATCAATTTGTATCAATTAACCTTGAAACAATGTTATATGAACGGAAAAACGCTTGCAAGCAGATCAATGAGCGGTTCGGGTTGAATATTTTCGTAAAACCGCGGGTACAAAGTGAAATAATCGAAAGCGATAAACCCGACTTTGCTGACGGAAATACTGACGATGACCCGGGGGAGGAGGACTAATGGCACGGTATACAACCAGTTTGGAAGTTGTTGTCAACAACTTATGCAAAGATAGAAACGAGGGATTATATAACCGTGTTGATTCAGCACGCGAAAAGATCTTTAACTTCTACTATCCAACACCGCAGAAAATAGAGGACTTCAAGCGCTATTTTGAAATTCTGTTTATTTTTCATTATTTAACAGATGAATTTGCTTTTGAAACTTTCTATTTATGGAAAGTAAAATTGCAAGCTAAGTGTATGGAAGTCATGCCGGGTTATGCCAAAGCCTTTGATGGATTTGCACAAATGACCGCAGATTTAGCGGTTGCAAATCAAAAGTTTAATCGAAAAACCGATTCAAACGCCACCGGCAAAAGCAAATCAACCGGTTCTTTTTCAAACCAAAACGATTCAAACTCAACAATGCGGGGTGCGGCAAGTGATCTTCCCGGGAATATGATAAAAGCAAAAGATTTCAACTCCATTGAATACGCGGATCGGGCAAACTTGGATACTGCTTCAAATAAAGCAACTGATAAAGGAACAACAACCACAGATAATGACACCACTACCAAAACAAATCAAATCGAAACTATCGCAGGATTAACAATGCCCGCCGGGGAAGTGTTCCGGCAATTCAAAAATGAAGTAAACGGTTTATATTCTGAATTGCTTGATGAATATAAAGATCTGTTTATGCCATTATGGTACTAAGGAGGAAAAATATGAATTATCCAAAACCCGATGTAGACCCGATCGCGGTGCTTCGTAGGTTCTATTGCAATCGGATTCTGCCGCAGGTCTACGATGATTCATTGTCTTTTGAGGAATTGCTTTATGGCGTTTTGAAAAAGATGAATGAAGTAATTGAAAAAGTAAACAGTTATGACGAGTTGATAAACTATGTAATTGATTTACTTGAAAACCTTGACAAACACATTAAAGAAACGGTTACGGAACAGTTGCAGAAATGGTATGATGACGGCACCCTGAAAGAAATTCTTGCCGTTATCTGCGATCCTTATTTTGACGAGTTTCGGCAGGAAATTGCCCAGCTGAAAAAGGACTTTGTAACTTTTAAGAACCAACCCCATTCAACCTACATTGATTTTGAGCGCTGGCTGTTAGGCTACACTTATCGCGGTGAAAATCTTGCCAACGCCGATCAGGAAACAAACCGTTACCCAGTGAACCAAGGCGGCGCCCGCTATACCGTTGGCGGCAATATTTATTACGCCTGCGCTTTTGTGCCCCGGGGGCACACCTTGGAGTTGCACCCCACCACGGCGGCTGTGGTGATCTTCAACTATTCCAACGGCGCACAAGTCGCCAGCCGGGATATTGAGGGTTTAGGGCACGCAAATTCCATTGTTTACAATTCAAAAAGAAACAGTCTTTTTGTTGCCACAAGCGAATTGAACGGCTCGCCCTCTAAGACGATTTTTGAGTTAAATCCTACAACCCTTGCAACAATTCAAAAGTATTCAGCGCCTGTCGGGTACAATGAAAGCGCTGTTTCATCTGTGGCATACGATGAAACAAACGATCAAATGTACATTTCACAAGGTTTGAATTTATATGAGTGGGATCCGGCAACAAACACAGCTTCAAATATGGTGAGCCTATCCAACCCCGGTTTTGATTACATTATGCAAGTAGTTAAGGCCAATGCAACAGCCTTTGTAATGCTTACCTATTCGCCTAATACAATTCGTATATATGATAAATCCGGGGTGTATATTCGTCAGTTCACGATTCCGCAGTATTTGGACAATCAGCGTTTTTGGTCAGGTGAGTTTGAAGATTTAACCGTAAACGATAAATTTTATATTTACGCGAACTCGCAGGGCATTACAGCAGTCAACCCCACAGATTCAATGATTTCTATTTGGCGCGGCTCATTGTTGCAGGGTACGCCGTCCTCCATTAAACAGACCACAACCCAAGGTTACGGCGCCGGATATTCCACGATCAACAATATTATATATGTAAACAATAGTGTTGATAACGGTGGAACATATCACATGAACCGGTCGCCCGATGGAACGAAAGAGAACCCTTTTATTCAAATCTTTCAAGCAATGGATCTACTGGCCTGCCCGATTTATCATCAAGAGGCAGAAATTCGTGTTAAAGCAGGGGCGAATTCCTATCGCTGGTTTAACGTTGCAAACGGCGGCAATGTTTATATCACTGGCCGGTATGAGTCAAACGATCCGCCCGCTACAATGCCGCGTCTTATGGGGTTAGTTATGCACAACTGCAATTCGGTCACTTTGGATAACTTGAATATCGCAAATTCAAACACCAATGACGCGAATATACCCCATACAATCCGCGCGGTGAATGTGAATAAGTTACTTTGCAACGATGTTGAATTGATTTATTCGTCAGGCAAAACCGCATATAATTTGCTTAACACAACCTTAATTCTATCCGGTCGCGGCTCCGGCACATTAAAAGAATGGCCAACAACTCCCTGCATTCGGCTTCAACGCGGATCACAACTTTACGGATATGAAAAGCACAACATCGGCGTGAACCTTGAATCGGACAATACCCTTATTTGTCAACGAAAAATTTGTGACGCGCAAAACAGGACTTCCGGGTCGATTGACACCCGATCCGATGGAGGGGTACAAATTTGGTCGGCTGAAATGATTTCAAACATCGTTCAACATTCCAGCCGGATAGGCGTTCGCTATCATTCAAGCGCTTCAGGGGTTGAAAGAATTCAGTATTTCTACGGTTTCAAAACCGGATCGGCGTTTACAATGTTAGTCACTGAGGGAGCGAACACAGTTAAGGTTGCTTTTGACGGAAGCAGGATTTTCACCGTGTCGGACGCTAACGGCCTTGTTGTTGACGGTGTTGTTTTTGAGGGGTGATTAGAATTACAGTTGAACAGTTAACTATAATTCTGTCATCTGCGGTCACGCTGGTGGGCACTTCGCTCACCGCGTGGCTTGCAAATTCAAAAACCTTGTACAGAATTAAACAGCTTGAGAAAAAGCAAGAGCAGTATAACAATTTACAACAACGCGTTGCCCTGCAAGAACTGCGCCAGCAGGTGGCAGACCACCGCATTCAAGATTTGGAGGATAAAGTAAAATGAAAAATGTTTCAAAAGATACCATTATACGCACAATCGTAACTTTTGTTGCGCTTGTTAATTCAGTTTTAACAATGATCGGAAAAAATCCGCTCCCCTTTTCCGATGATGAGGTATATCTGTTTTTTTCCACACTTTTAACAGTGTTTTCCACAATTTGGAGTTGGTGGAAAAATAATAGCTTCACCTCTGCGGCCATTGCCGGGGATATTGTTAAAAATGAAGCCAAGGGAAAGGGGTACACGGAATGACCTACGATCAATTTTACAATTCGTGCAAAGGTAAACTAATTGACTATGACCATGTGTCCGGCGCCCAATGTGTTGACTTAGCCAAGGTATACTTAAATTCCTGCTTTGGCATTAAGCCCGGAGCATGGGGAAATGCGGTTGATTATTATACCGATTATTCCGCACATAAAGCCCTTGTTACAAATTTTGAGAGAATCCAAAACAATCCTACTTTCGTACCCTTAAAAGGTGATATTGTTGTATGGGGGTCAAAAATCGGGCCTTATGGGCATATTGCCGTAGCCACCGGAAACGGAAATACAAAGTGGTTTGAATCGTTCGACCAAAACTGGCCGAGAGGGTCAAGGTGCAAAAAAGTGAAACACACCTATAAAGGGGTGTTAGGTGTGCTTCGGCCAAAAGTGCGCGGTGCTATTTTTGAATATCCTAACCCAAAAATTGGATCGTCAATCACATTGACCTATGTGCGCGGGGTTTACAAGGGTGCAGGCGCGAACACTGGGCGAAAAAAGATCAAGGAATTGACTTCGGACGGGAGAAAACATTGTTTGAATCGTGATGACAAAAACAACATGGCATACTTGAAACGCGGTACAAAATGCACTATTCTTGAATTAGTTTACAAAGGTAATAAAAATATTTGGGCGCGGATCCCCTCAGGGTGGATTTGTATTTATGATTATAATATTGCCTGCAAACGATACAAATAAAAAGACCCGGGGAGAAATCCCCGGGTTTTCTTTATGAGAAAAATAAAATTCGCACTTCGGATATGTTTTGAATTGTTGAAAACATTTCATCGTTACAATAAACACATTTTGTTAAAAGGAAATTGTTGAATTTGATTTGAATGTTTGTGCCTACAAAAGTAGCGCCGGAAAAGGTTTTTAATTCAAGCACCTTGTACCCTCTATCGGCAAGGATTGCTTGTAGTGTGGTTGATACTGCTGGTTGCATTTTTTATACCTCGCTATTAAGCCAATAAATGATTTCTTTGGCGCAACAAAATAGACCCTTGCATAAAGGACAATCTATGCACATGCTTGCATTGCACCGATCTGTTAATTCATCAAGAAATTTTGCCATTTCTTCAACCGTCATGTTTTTGATTTTTTCATAATTTGTCATTTTTTTCATACCTCGCTATCACATTTCTTGCCGCATGCATTGACTTTGCGTTGGCATTCATTTTGAATACTAAAGCAACAACATTGCTTTCTTCGTGTACTTCAATTAGATATCTTATTAAATCCAAAGCCTTTGAAAAGTAAATAAGGGATCGCACCCCGGTCAAGGTATTTGGCGCTCTTAGTGTTATTTCTTTTTTACCTCTTAATACCTGATTGATGAATGAAGCAAAATAAGGTTCAAACGGTTTTTTTATTTCTCCCTCCCTATCAAAGCATTTTTCAGCATAAGCAAAATTTTGTTTAATTAAAATTCGAATCACTTTTTTATACCTCCTTAAAATCACTAAGGGTATAAACTGTTTCGCCAAAACCTTCAATTTCCCTCAAAAGCGAAAAACGGTTATAATTAAGTTTTTCATAAAACTTCCCACCAAATCCCAATATTTGATTGAAAGCTTCTTCAAATATATCCTCGGCAAGATCAACTATATTTTGATCGTCAACCGATAAATCATTAGATTTTATAAAGGCGTTTACATGTGAATCAAAAATAAGAATTGGGTTGTTAAGATCAACAAAATATGCTGTTGATAAACCTGTTTGACGATCCCATCTTTTTTGAATGTTCTTCATAGTTTTTACTCCTTTTAATTTATTTGTTTTCTTCCTCATTTCTTGTCTTAATTATACCACGAATGCTTAAATCTGTAAATAGATTTAGGTAAATTCGCTGAAATAATCGACAGTGTTTATTAAAAGCGTGTTCCGCGCTCGCGTATCTTGAACGGTCCCTCAGCTAATTCAACGCCGCCTTGCACGGTTTTGCTTTTCAGGATTCCAAAATATTCCTGTTCCGTGTTGAAATTTTCAAATGTAATTTGATTTTTTACTACTTCATTTTGCCCCAATCCAGCCGCCTTTACATCAAGGTTTCCTTGCTCATCTTCTTCTATGTACAGTTTTGCACCTAAAAATTTCGCCCTTGAAAAACTGCTTTCGTGCGCCATACAGTTAAACTCTGTATCACTTATTTTTACGCCTGCTGGCGGTTCGTCACCTAATAAATGTAAACTGTCCGTATCACAATAGCAACAACGGTCTACATTTTTAATGAAAGCCGTTTGAATGAATTGACGCGCGTATGAAGTAATAAATGCGGCCACCGGCACATACACTGTTTTGGCAGGACGCGGTGTTTCTACTGTTTGATAAGCCAATATTCCTTTATCATTTATATATGGGCGTTTGACAAATTTATCATTGCTGGCACCAAATTTTCCGTATAATGAATTTAGAAACAATTTTGCAATGCTCCGTTTTCCGGCGTTCTTATCAATGGTGGCCTGCATTTTCATTTCCTTAAAATGATTTACATAATCAATAAAAATTCCTGATCTACCTATAAATTTATAGCCGCCTATATATTGTATTTCTTTTATATTGTAGCATTCATAGAACATTTCTAAATCAACATTGGTTAAATACAAATTTACCATTAAACAACCGGTGGTTGTTATATATTCGCGAGGGTTGAATCGTTTATCATTCTTTATTTGTATTGTTGGAATTTTACCCTTTTTCAATTCAAACTGTGCGGTTATGAATTGTACATATAGTGGGTAGATTGGATCTTCTTTATATTTTCCCTCAAAGAATACAGGTGTGCCAAGTGGATATTTGTTGCTCGGATCACTCATTACCGAAGGGTACAAGCTGTTCACATCGTACACACTGCCATGGCCTACCGGTTTTCCTTTGAATTTTGGGTTGACATAACAATATCCTCCCTTGTAGGCGCGCTTTAGTAGGTGGTACAAATCATCGTCAAGGTGTGGAAAATATGTTAAAAATTCATAGTTTGAATAGTAACTATTTTTCTTGTAATAGCGCATAGCGTTTGACGCTATGGTGTTACGCTCGTGACCCTCATTTCTGAATTGCTTTATTGCTTTGGCTACAATTATTACATCATTGGTGATATATTCAACTTCTTCCGGGGTCATTGTATAATTGTACCCGCGAAAAGTAGCATAATCAATAGAACCTTTTTGCTCTTTAATTCCGAACGATTTAGCAATCTGCGAAACGCTCATGTTGAATATTTTTAGAGTATCATAGATTTTAACATATTTTCGTTTGGTGAAGTTTATTCTATAATTATAATGAACTCCTGTTGAACTGATTAAACATTCAACGGATTTTGCTTTTCTGTTTTTAGGATCATCATTATATTTCCATTTTGCTACACCTAACAAATAACTTAAAATGTAACTACCGTCAAATTTTAAATTATGAAAACCGATCAAGGATCCATTCGGAAGTCCTTGAATTGCAGAAAGCCAAGTTGAAATATTATTTCCGTATTGAATATTTGACAAATTATCAACCTCAACAATAGACCACGCCCATACAGACATGACCCCAGTTTCCGGATCCTTTTGTGTTTCAAAATCAGAAATAAATTCTTTCATTCTACTTTCCCTTTACTCCGTTTATAGCTGTTCGCATTCGGTCATAGGCTTCCTGAATTTGCGTAGGATCTTTTGAATCATACGCCGCCCACATTGCCTCTACCGCCTCAGGCCATGCACGATTTACAGAATCAACTTGAATAAGTGACAAATGTTGCCATTCTACATGTAAATCCTCAAACCCTAAAGCCATTAAAGCTGTTGCAACATTTTCTTTGAACACCTCTGCCCGCGCTTCGTTAAATGATTCAAAAGTTTCCTGTTGATACTCGTACATAAATTTCTTCAAGGCTTTTGCGGATTTGAATTCAGTTTTTGCAGGTGTTTCATTTTGGATAAACGCCTGAATACTTCTTTCTTGCTGTTTTTTGATAATTCGCGTTGTTTGAGTTTCAATAGTTTTGTATCGTCCTAATTGTATTACTTTTTCTTCACGGATACCCCCCGCAGTTTCTCTTAGCCGATTTATTAACTCGTTGTATTCCTCCAATGTTGTTATTTTTGCAAATTCTTTTTCAACATTCAACATTTTAGGAAGAACAACGCCTTGATATTTACCGTGTGCTTTCAAGCTGGCGGCTCGGCGAATATTATAATTATATCCGCGAATTACTGTTGCAAGTCCCGCTTTTCTTTGTTTCGTATGAATAAATTTTATCATAATCATTCACCATTAAATGATTATAGCCCGGATAAACCGGGCTATAAGTTTTGAGTTTTAATAAATTTACAGTACGGTAAATTTATAAGTGTGGCCGTTTTTCGTCTTGACCTGACAAGGAACGATCTGCAAGGGTTCAGCAAAATCCGATCCCCAAATGGATCTTACTGCTTTAACACAGCTATCCACGCCCAAGGCCATAGACATGTAGGCAGATCCATCTTCGCAAAGGAAGAAATAACGGTTGACCGGCTCGCCCTGATCGTTGACTGCGGGCTGGTCGATGATCTGTACCACAGATAGTGTTTTGTTAACTGCTTCACTGAACGGACTTGCGTTGGTCAGTGCGCGAAAAAGGTTTACTTTGCTTTCATGAGTTGTTGCGTTTGCAATCAATGCGTTGGTTTCCATAATTGGTTTCTCCTTTTGTTTTAGATTAGTTTTGTTTGGTTCAAAAGCGGGCCCTTGCCTTTGATGATTACATTATACCATAGGTGATATGATTTTGTAAAGGTTTTTGATAGTTCGCTCGTTGTATATTTTCATATTACAATTTGTATAACACAGGCCGGAGCCGAGTTGGTTCGTTTGGGGAAAGTTTATTTGTGTACTAAAATGACAC